GCGGTAGTACCTTCTTCCATAAGACCTGCGAGCAGGCCTGCGGTTGTAGGACCTTCTATACGAGCGCCTATAATACGCCATTTTTACACATTCCTGCAATTAGTTTAGGTAATTGCGTTACAAGCAACACGCTACTTTTATTTGAGCGTTACCGATGTTCGGGTACACGTGCTTATAAAGGGGTTGTCCACGACGGCCTCTCGGATATGCACTTGTTTACGGAAGGGATATCAGTGGACATAATGACAACAATGCAGAGAACGCATACCAACGCCGAACTAATCCGTTGGTTCAAAATCTTCCGCGATCTCGATATCCACAAATGGGTCATCGGGCTAGAAGAAGGCAAAGGAGGATACGGGCACTGGCAGGTCAGATGCAATGTCCGGGTAGAAGTGGTAAACGACTGGACAGCATACCTAAGAGCGGTATTTGGATGGCTAGGACCAATCTCAATCTGGACCGAGGAATGTTCCGACAAATACACCTACGAGACCAAGGAAGGCAAATATTGGGCATCATGGGATACGATGGGAGCAAGGCAACAGCGGTTCGGGAAAATGAGATGGAACCAAGAAGGGGCCGTACAGGCCCTACAGCGGACGAACGACCGCGAGATAGTGGTTTGGTACGACGAACAAGGCAACATGGGCAAATCGTGGCTTTGCGGGCACCTATTCGAGACAGGACAGGCTTACTACATACCGCCGTACATGACGAGCATACAAAGCATGATTCAAACCGTGGCGAGCCTAGTCCTACAGGACCGCGAGAGCGGTTATCCCCCGCGCCCCCTCATAGTCATCGACATACCGAGGTCATGGAAATGGTCGACGGAGCTATACACGGCTATCGAAGCGATAAAGGACGGGCTGATAATGGACCCGCGCTACGGAGCGAGACCCGTCAACATCCACGGCATCAAAGTGATCGTGCTGACGAACACGAAGCCGAAGCTCGACAAGCTTTCGGAGGACAGATGGGTTCTTTACGAACCAATGGACTACTTGATGATGTTATGACAAGCGGGGGATGGAGGGGGACCCTTTTCGTAATTATTGGGTCCCCCTCTTTTACCCCCTTTAGGGGGTAAAGGGTTTAGAGCGCTACGCGGGAATAGCGCGGTTCAGGTTACTCGTCTTTTTTCTTGTACTTCACGGTGAAGGACAATCCGATAGCGGTGAGAGCGAATATGATAGCCAACTCCACAATCATTTGTACAACCTCTCAATGTTCGAGGACACAAAATTGAGCGTGTTAGAGGTAGCAGACGAGACACCTTGCCATCCGATGGTCATAGACGGATAACGAATAGACTTGTAAGACAACCCGCGGTTAGTCATATAGTCATCCATATACCGAACATGGTCGACAAAGGACACAAGGTTACGATAGAGGGGATTCCTACCAGCCTCTATCGCCTTGAGGTAGTACGACCACTTAGCCCAAGACTCGGATTCAAAGTAATCAAACATCAATTGGCACCTTCCATTACCTTGGTTAGCGACACGTCACCAGTATCTACCATTCCCGACGTGTTAGCCGTGGAGGTAGACCTAGCAATAGTAGCAGTCTGGGTGATGTAGTCAGAGCCATAGGACTGGACACCTGCGAGAGCGAGACCATACCAGTTAGTCAGGTCGGTATCGGGCCTAAGTCCAGAGAACTCGACAGTCCAAGTGACCTTCATACGGTAGTAGAGACGGTTGAGTTTAGCCGGAGGAAGCACAATCGCGGCAACGAACGCATCCGGAGTGTCAATGTTCGGAGTACACCAAGAGTACGGCATATTGACAGTACTAGAGAGAGCCGGAACAGACGAACCAGAGACTTCAGGAACAGGAGTCGGTGCAACGGAATCTTCTCCGAGAGGGACAGTATCCCCAGAACACTGAATGAAGGTATCCAGCGCAGGCATCGCCATAGTCGGACCTCTCATATACTGGAAAAGCGTAGAATCCGCGACATTCTCCACAGAAGACTTACCAGCACCGTTCGGAGTATAGACCATAGCGCCATTAGGCAGGCCCACATTAGAAGGCTGACCGAAGTTCGTAGTCATCGAGAAAACCAGCGGTTTCAGTCCTTTCATCTGAAGACCCGCTTGAGGCATCGCTTTACGCCACCCATCAGAATCGGCGAGAAGTCCGTAGTACATTGCGAACTGGTCAACATCATTCGAAGCGTCGTATCCAAAATCCTCATCGTTCTGCGCGACAACAGAATTCTTCGCGATCGCGGAGGTAGAACCAGCCTTACCGACGTAGAGCCTATTGAGCAGCGTAGACATAGAGTCATTGGAGACCGCCTTATACAGAATGGGGTTGAACATATCCTGCGGAGCAATGTCACCAGCCTCAACGCCTATCTGGAGAGGGTCAGCGGGTAGCATCGATGCGCACGCCATAGTCACGTCGCAGGACGCATACCTAAATTTTCTGAAGTTCTTGAACAGGCCAGACCACATATTGTAGACCAACTTGCCCTCAGGAGTATGAATCCCGACGAATCCCATTTTATCAGTCTGGGTAGACAGGTCATACGTTTCAGACACTTTTACAAACATTCGAATCACCTGCGGTAGTACCTTCTTCCATAAGACCTGCGAGCAGGCCTGCGGTTGTAGGACCTTCTATACGAGCGCCTATAATA